CCTTACCTATAGCTGCTAATGGTAAGGCTATAGGTCCGGCTCTCGTCATGAGCATACCAAATTTACTAGCTCCTGATTTAAGAGAATTCGCCATTGTTTTAAAAAAACCAGGGCCTTTGTTAGCTTGTTGCATTACGTTTACTGCGTCTGTTGCAGTGTCAGTAACTTTTCCAAACTTACCGAATTTTTTAAATAAACCTAATGCGCCTGTTCCAAGATCATATAATTGCTTACCTAAATAAGCTGCAGTACCTACACCAATTATATTATCTAAACTAAAAATACTTGATAATCCACCAACATCTCCTCCTACAGGCTTTGCTTCATTAGCTCTCATTTCGTTTGGATTACTTGTAGCTTGTTTTGAATCACCACCAAATATACTATTTGCTGCAACACCTAAACCAGCTATAGCCATTAATACTCTGCCAACTCTGCTTTTTGCCATTCCTTTAAGTAAGAACAACGATCCTGCCGGTGATATCAAAAAAGCAGCTCCACCTAAAAGCTTTAATGCATCAACAGTAGAATCCACACTAAAGTTACCTTTTAGCACAGCATTAATACCTTTAAGACCATCGGCAACACCGGTGTTAATAGATTTAAATATTCCACTTAATGATGGTAGTGTAATTTTCATATCTTCTAAAGTTTTTACTAGATCACCTGCTTCTTTATCTATTTTATCATTTTTAATTAATCCACCTAAAACAAAACCAATAGCTGCAAACTTTGGTCCAAGTAAAAATCCAAGAGCGCCACCTTTAATTGCACCTGCTAGTTGATCTTTAACTTCTTTTTTAGCATTAGGACCAGTTAACATTTCTGCTATTTGATCACCAAACATAAATCCTAAACCAGCAATACCTCCTCTAAGTAACTTAGAAGAAAGTAAACTTGTTAAAAACCCACCAACAAATCCTGCAGGAATTGCAAGCTTGCTGAGAAGTCCTTTACCAAATCCAAAAGTTGATTTGCCGGCTGATACTAATCCGCCTCCTATTGCAGAAGCTCCACCACCTATGCTTTTTAATATAGGCTTAGATTCTCGAGAATCTTCTAACGCTCTACGTGCATCATCTGCATCTTTATCTTTAATGAAGTCTACAAAAGCAGAGATACCTTTATTGGTTTCTTTCTGTTCAGAGACTACACTTGATAACGCTATATTAGTAATGCCTAAGGTTGTGTTGACATCTGCTAGTGTTGCTGTCATTTTTCTATCCTCGTGTTTGTTCTATTCGAGCTTTTTCTTCTAAATGATCATTAAGTAACATTAAATATACCTCTCTCTCCCACGGTAACATTCCTTCTAATTCTGTTAAAGAATAATTAAAATGTTGCATCATTAAAAAATTGGTCTTAAAAAAGTTTTCCAAAGTTTCATGAGAGAGGTTAATTAAAAAAAATCTTGTAACCCTTTCAATGCTAATGTATTATCATGTCCGCACTTTTCACACTTAAATTTTTCTTTATGTTCTAGTGTAGGCATGTCATTAACAAACTCAGTGATTTTTTCAAGCTGTTGGTTCGTCAATGAATTAACAAACTTTTCAACTTCTTCAATAGGTTCTTGACTTATAATGATGTTATCTTCACCGGTCTGAACTGCGTGCATACAAGATTTTATAGACTGAAATAAAACTTCAACTTGTGATGCATCTTCTTTCATAATATTAGGTTGTTGTACAATATCTACATAAGTAGGATATTTCATTTGTACATTTATTGTATCTGTTATAGGAATAAGAGTGTTTTTGAGTTCAGCTTTTCCCATTTTGATTTGCTCTAAGTTTACTTCAACTTTATTTTCTTCTTCACACTCTGTGCATTTTGTCAATATAGTGCTTTTTTCACCTACAGATTTAGCTCTTATTTGTGTAAAAACATAATCCATATCAAATGTAGCTAATTTTTTTAAGTCTATACCCGGCACACACGATTCTATACAATTTAGCATAGTCGTTAAAATTTGTTTATTGTCTTGTGATTCAAAAGCAATCAATAAACTTTTCTGCTCTTTTACAAGAAACGGTCTAAATTTAAATGTTTCTTGTGATGAAGGTACTACTACCTCATACATTGGTTTATCATTAGATAATATTGGCAACGCCATGTTTCACTCCTTATATTATATCAATTCCGCCAAGAGGTGTATCAATATCCATGTTGATAAAGTTTTGTCCACCACTAGCTCTTCTCCAGTTTGTATATGCAAATGTAACTGTTAATTGCACTAAACCGTCGAGTTCATTGTTCAATTCAATCGCACTTGATGCTATTGGAAAAGCTTCAAGTAAATCTACTGAATAGACACTTCCTCCGCCGAGACCAGCATTAAATCTTATTGGCCCGACTTGTTTGCTAAAACCTTTTAATGGTTGTCTTAATTGATGTATAGTTACTGTTTTAGCATATTCGTTCTTGTAGTTAGATGCTTGGCCAAACTCATCGAGTATTGTACTTCTCCAACTATCAAAATAATCTTTTATCCCGTAATCATTCATTAAATAAAATGTCATGCTTACATCATCTACAGCATATCCGTAAGCTACTTTTTGAAATTCCATTCCAATTCTTCTATCATTAGTGAGTACTTGTTTTGCTGGCATAGTTGCGTTTGAACATAATATATTCAATTCTCTTGGACTTGCTCCTCCACCCATTGCACTAAATGCACCTATCAATCCATTTAGTAAACCGCCTCCTACACCTACAGATGGTAATGTAACTAAAAATTTATTAGGTCTTGCAAAACCTAACTTAGTGTTCATTAATGCTTTAAGATCTTCAATACTATTAGCCATTTACTTTCTTTCTTGAATCTGTATAAACTGTTCCAGCACTTGCTTTCTCCCATTGTGCAGTTGGTAGAAATGCTGCTATTTCCCATTCAGGTGCAGGTACTTCTGCAAAACGTGATTTAACATGTGCAAGCAAATAATGTTTAAAACACGGTTGAAAATATCTCATTTTACGTGCACCTTTTAACAAATCGTATGTTAATTTAAATCTCGTTGATTCATCATATTTTTTGTTATTGGTTGCATCTAATAATGCATCTAAAAACTTTGCTCTTAATACTGGAGGAAGATAATGTAAATTTATTCCTCTGAATCCGCCAGGAGCCGGTTCAACTGGTATTGTTAATGGAAACCTATCATAGAAAGGCAATTTGTCTTTATGCTTAGGATCATAAAAGTACATAAACATAGAACCATAACTATGAGATGCTCTACGATTAATTTCATCTTCTCTCATTAAAGCATCACGGTTAACTCTCGTAAGTCTTTGAATTCTTTTACGAAACCATTCGCGTGATTCTTGTGTACGAGGATTAATACCTGCTCTAAAAGCTTCAAGTTCTAATTTTTGAAATAAGTTACTCATAAGACTATTTATAACTTTTTTCTACGCTTTTTTCGAAAAGGTTTATATGGTGTAAGCTTCTTCAGTTTACCCGGAACCGGTCCTTTTAACAACTTCATTTCTTGTAATGTCTTCTCCGTCCATATTTGAAACACCCAACCTCTATCTCTTGCATATTCAGTTGCGGCTTCCCACTTATTCATATTCTTTACATAAGATAATCCTTCAGAAATATACTGCTTAGTTCTTCGCGGGCCCGCGGGCGGAAGCGTTTCTTTCTCAGGTTTTATTTCTACTAGTAATGTTTTATCTTCAAATACTATTTTCATGTCAACAAAATACCTGTGATATTTTTTATCTACTTCATAGTAATATGGCACTACAATTTCTTCAGAACTCCATTGCTTTACTTTAGGATTCTTGTCGCACCACTGAAATGCAGCCTTCTCCCACAACGACCTATATATTATATTGGCTGTGTCACCCTTGTACTTGGATGCATTTTTGATTGTATATCTACCTGAATAAGCCATGTTTTTTGTTATAAATAGAAAAATAATATTTAATTATATCTATAAGGATTATCATGTCAGATATCGGATTAACAGGACTTTCATCAACGGCTCTTAGTAAAATCGGACCTAATGGAGAAACTATAGCTGGTAGTGTTAATGACACAACGTCGAGCTTATCACCATTTGGCCCTGGTGGTAAAGCTATAAACGAAGCAGGTGAAGCAATTAAAAGTGTAGATGCTCCAGATATATCTGGATTATTAGATGCAACACAAGATCTTTTAGGAGGTTTATTTGGTCGTGGTAGCAAAACCGATTTAAAATATCCACTTGAAACTGAAGGCGGTGCATATCAAGCACGAGTTCAATTTACAATGTTTGAAATGAAATCGAATCAAGATGGAACTACACAAAAACGATTTAACAAAATAGCTACTGATAACACTAAAGGTACTAAATCCGTTGCAAAATCTGCAGATGAAAAAGGTCAACTCGTAGTAGATGACTTTAGAGAAACAGCACCTAGGCTTAGCCCTGGAGCATACGGTGGAGCTATTGCAACACAAGTAGGAAAAAGCAATAATAATGCAGACGCTTCTGGTCCACAAGCCACAACTACAGACACATCTATAAGTGCAAGAACAGACAGAGGACTTGGTTATATAAAAGACGCATATAATAATAAACTATCAGATTTAAAAAAATCTGATGAAGTGCGTTTCATAGGTAATACTCTATCTGGACAATTAACTCCTCACAAAGTTCAAGGTGCGCCTGTAGTAGATATGTACTTTCCTCTTACAATGCAATTTAACGACAACGCGCAATATGACAATGCACCGCTTGGAGCTTTAGGTGCAGGTGTTGAAGCTGCAGTTCAAGGCGGCCAAGGCGCATTAGAAGCAGCAATCAGCGAAGCAGGTAAATCTTTCACTAGTATTATTGATGTTGCTACTGGTAATGATGAATTAGGCAATACTGCGTTTAAGTTAGGTGCAGCTCGAGCGATTGATAAAGTTAATAGTGTTTCATCAGGTGTAGCTAATGCTTTAACACTACAAAATAGAACAATTATTAATCCTAATATAAGAGCGTTATTTAGGGGTGTAGGCTTAAGAGAATTTACATTTCAATTTAAAATGATAGCTAGATCTCAACGTGAATCTGAAGAAGTAAGACAAATTGTAAAACATTTTAGAGAACAAATGTATCCAGACGTGTATAGTATTGGCACAGCTGATATTGGATTTAAATTTCCAAATATGTTTCAAATAGATTTTAGGTATAATGGCAGTAACAATAGGAATATTCCTAAAATACATAAGTGTTACTTGAGAACAGTAAGTACGACAGTTAACCCAACTGGTGGAGCAATGAGAAGAGATGGTGCACCAAATGAAATAGATTTAACTTTAAGCTTTGTGGAGCATAAAACACTTAATCAAAAAGATGTTAGGAATGGTTACTAATGCAATACTTTAAAAATTTTCAAAAACTTAATTACCGTTATGGTAACGAAGCTGGTCCAGTAATAACACAAAATTTAAGTAAATACGTAGATGTTGTAGATCAAATAAAAGATGATATATCTTTTTTAACTTTTTATAATATACAAGAAGGATATAGACCAGATCAAGTCTCTATAGAACTTTATGATACACCTCTGCATTACTGGACATTTTACCTGTTAAACGACAATATAAGACAACAAGGTTGGCCTTTAATTAATAACGAATTTCAAACATATATTAAAAAGATATTTCCAAACACAGTATTAACTACTAGAGAAAATATTTCAACTAAGTTTAAAGTTGGTCAAACTGTTTCAGGTAATACTTCTGGTGCATCAGGAAAAATCATAAGAAGAAATCTTGATTTAGGTCAAATTGTAATTGAAGGTAAAGTTTCTTTTTCAACATCAGGTGAAACAGTTACTTCTACGAATAGTGCAAGTACTCTTGAATCGTTATCGATTGTTTCTGCATCCGATGAACATAACGCAGCCAACTATTATACTGACACTTCAGGTGGAATTGTTGATCTAGGTGTTGATAGTGACGGAAATTTGCTGGCTCCTGGTGCAACTAAAAACGAAATAACTAATGAACAAGCTTACTACAATGTAAATGAAGGCTTAAGGCTGATAAGAGTCATAAGACCTAACCTAATAAATACATTAGTGACTAGTTACAAAAAAGCAATAAGAGAATAATGTGTCTGAATTTGCAATTGATGCTCAAACTGACTATCAAATAATATCTGCGGTTATAACCAACAGTGATCGATCTCCTAATTTTGAAGCTGATGTTAAAAGACTAATATCTTCATTTCAGATATTCGAACATATCGATAATTCGTACTTAACGGCTGAGGTTGTTTTTGTAGATACTAACAATATAGTTCAAGATATAGACTTCCAAGGTGGAGAAAAGTTAACACTATCACTAACTCAAGCTGAAGAGATTAATGAAGGATCTTTTATTACAAAAGAATTTTTAATTGATAGAATAGAAAAAATTGTAAAAATCGATGAAGCTTCAGATTCTGTTATGATTCATTGCATAGAATATCATACATTTAAATCGTCATTACAAAATATAAGTAGGTCTTACACTGGTAGTCCAGGCTCTATCATTAGTAAAATTATGAGTGAATACCTTGATAGAGAACTTTTAGTTTTAGGTGATGAGTTAATAAGTAATTTAAAAGTTATAATACCAAATTTAAATCCTATAGAAGCAAGCAATTGGTTAAAATCACGAGCATTAAGTCAAACTGGTATGCCGTATTATTTGTATTCAGTATTAGGAACTGATAATTTAATAATGAGAGATTTAGGTTCAATATTAGAAGATCAAGTAATTAACACTGCAACTCCGTTTATATACGCACCTAGCTTAGCTACAAACGCTATCAGTAATGCTAAACATTATAATATTTTAAATTTTAAAATAGCAGACACAGAAAATCTACATTCACTTATAGACGACGGGTTTGTTGGAGCAGAATACTATTTTTATAATACTATGACAGCAGTGCCATACAGAGTTAAGTTTGATGTAGAAGACGTGTTTCAAGAACTAGCTTCTAATAATTTATTAGGTGGTAGAAACGAAAGATATGTATATGCACCTGAATATAAGTTAAATGATAAAAATATTTCCACATATAACGCCAGATCTATAACACAGATATCACAATCAGGTGCATATGTAAATGGACTACAAAATTTTAAAAGTTTACACGATGATGACAATGCAGGAAATCATAAAAAGAAAATAATATCAGGAGCTTTAAAATCGTTTTTAAGTAAATCACCTATTGAAATAACTGTAAAAGGCAGAGAGTTTTTAACTGGAGATGAAAACTATACGATAGGAAAAATTATAAGAATATTATTTGTAGATAATGAAAGCTCAGCACAAGGGAGCGACATAATAAAATTTGATACTAAAAAATCAGGTGATTATGTAATTGTTTCAGCAAAACACGCATTTGAATCTTTTTACAATACTACGTTGCTGTGTGGTAGACTTGCTTCGTTAGAAGAGGATTTTTCATTATGAGTCAAATCTTTTATGGTGATCACAATAGATGGTTTATAGGATTAGTTATAGATGTAAATGATCCACTTAAACTCGATAGAGTTAAAGTTCGTATACAAGGTATACATACTCCAGATACTACATTAATACCTAATGTAGACTTACCTTGGGCACAAGTCGCAATACCTGTAACAGAAGGCGGTAGTTCGGGTTTAGGCGCTAATAGTAGTTTAAAACCAAGAGCGCAGGTGTATGGTATATTTTTAGATGGAAGAAATTCGCAATTGCCTTTAGTTATAGGGTCAATACCTAAGATAGAAACTTATGCAAACCAAAGCGGTGATGCTGATCCATCATATCCATCGTTTAATAAAAAATCTGGAATAGGGAATATAGACTTGGATTTAGATGGAAACACTAACATTGAAAAAGCATTTAATTTCTTTGTTTCAGAAGAAGGTGGTGATTATACTGTAGAACAAGCTTGTGGTATTATAGGTAACTTTTGTGTAGAATGTGGTCCATCACTGGATCCAACAACAGTATCAGGATTTCAAGGCGAAGGTTCAGTTGGAATAGCACAATGGAATCCAGCGCAAGCAGCCGGTAATAGACTAGGTCAACTAAGAGAATATTCAGCTAACTTAGGTTTAGATCATTTAACACTAGGCGCACAGTTATTATTTACTAAGTACGAGTTAGAAACATTTAACTACCTAGGTGATGGCCCATTAAGAAAATCAACTACAGTCAAAAGAGCAGCAGAATTATTTCAAGATAATTATGAAAGACCTAATAAACAATTTGCACATACAGAAAAAAGAATAAGCTACGCAAAAGAAGTATTCGATAAATTGGTGAACGTATAATGGCAACTAAAATATTTTTAAATTCTAATAAGCTTCAAATACCTCCTGGAGCTCTTCTTCATAGTGTAAGAAGTAGACTTGATTATACTCCAGAACAAATTAAAGTTTTAGGTTTAAAAAGTCCTCAGTATCAAGATCTTGATGGTTTATATAAGTATAATGAAGTTGCAGGTATAATAAATTTAATCCGTGCAGTTGATAAAGTTGAAGTTTCATTTTCAGAAACTGGTTTTGCACAAAGAGATCAGTTTGGTCAGTTGATTACAAAAGAAGATGTTAATCGAGCTGCTAAAAACAATCAACCTTTCTTTTCTACAAAATTAGAAAATACACAAACTAATAAAATTAGTAACGAAGGTACAACCATTGGTAATTTAAAAGAAGTCAATGGATTTAAATCTTTAACACCATTTGCTAAAGAAAGCGAAACAATAACTAAAAGAGCAATGCCAGTTAAACTAACAGGATCAGCGGGTGATGGAAGTTTAACATTAAATACTACTAATGCATCTCAACTCACGAGTATATTCGGTGTTGCACCTGCAGCTTCAGGTTCATTGAAAAAAATAGTTACTAGTGGATCTCCAGCATCTTTACTTAAACAAATGCAAAAAAACTTTTCAAATCTTTCTCCAGAGAAAATAAGAACATATGCATCAAATGTTTCTATAAGTCCATCAAGGACTATTGAATCTTTAAAACCAGAAAACAATCCTTCAACAGTTGCTGTGCAAACTTCATCCAAGATTTATAAAGATAAATTAAAAGACAAATTGAATTCAGCAGGCTTTAACTTAAATCCACTTGCAGCATTTTCTGGATTAGGTAGAAGTAAACAAAATTTAGGTGCGCAATTTGTAGCTGGTTTGTTGAATAAAGTATCAAGTGCATTTGGTGATATTAAAAATGGAATATCTGGAATTGCTGGTGCCGCTTTAGATTTAATTGAATCTGGTGGAAGTCAAACTAATGTAGCTGATTACATGAGTAGAGGAAACTTAGTAAGTGTTAGTACACCGAAAATATCATATGTATTGCAAGATCAAAATGCATTTGCTGGATACGCAACACCTGAAAGTTATGAATTTACTTTCGTTAGTTCCGTAGAAGAATTAATCACAGAATTTAAAAATTGTAATAGAGGTCCAAAGAATGATGGTGATGATTTTATAGGAGGATTGTTTATTCATGAACCTAAAAAATACACCGGTCTTCCAGAAAAAGCTAATGCTAAAGATATGCAAGAAAGAGTTAAAAAAGCCCAATTACGTGTATTAACAAGAGAAATCGAAAATACAAATACAGCTGCTGACGGTAAAACTGCAGCAGAAACCGCACTTGAAAGAATATCAATAAGACCTAACGAATATGGAATAAACTCTCATTATTTAATTTTAACAGATGGAAGTTTACAGAGAGGAAGACCAATAGATAAAACTCGTACACCTATAGCATATCCAAGATTTTATAAAACTGGTGCACAACTAAGTATACTTTCTGGCGGATCACCTCCTAACGCTAAACAATTTGAAACATATGATAGATTTTTAAAAGCTTGGTTTACAGTATTTCCAGATTGTGGTGTATATGGTACAAGTGAAGCAAGTGATCGTGTAGTAAATACTTTTGATGTAAGACAAAATGTAAAATCTAAATATAGATTTGTGTATAGGTATGACGATCTTACTGATCTTGATGAGTTTCCACCGAAGCTTCAAACGGCAGTAACAAGACCTGCAACTATTGCTAAAACATCATCAACAATACAAAAACCTGTATCTTATGCAGAGGCAAATAAAACTATTACGGATCTTGCAGAAAGTAAAAGATTTAATAACGATATTAATGGAATGTTTAAGAAAGCAGGTGCTGCGTTAGCATCTTTAAACGGTGATAGCAAAAATGCAATAAGTGATAAATTTGGTGCTGAAAATTTACCTGATGGAGATTTAAAAGCAAATTTCGACACAGATTACAAAGCAGCTCAAGCTAAAATGAAAGAAAACAATAAGTTGATTAATAATATTGTTAACAAAGTTAATACAGATGCAAATAGTGTTAAAACTCTTGGTTCTACTTTAAAACAAAATAGGAGTACTTAATGGCTGAAATTGATGATATAGATCCTAGAGAATTTGAATCTATAAAAAATCCAGATGATGGAAGATCAGACCCAGATAAAAGATTTCCTAGGAAAGAATACGTAGGTGTTTCTGGAGTAAACAATATTGCACGTGGTACACGTGTTGCAAATGTGTATATTGGTGGAAGTGTGCCTGGTGTTGATTTAGAATTAAATGATGAGCCTTCTACACAATATCCAGAAAATCAAGTCAAAGAAACTGCATCAGGTCATATAATAGAATATGATGATACTAATGGCCGTGAAAGAGTTATGATTCGACATAGAACTGGTTCAGGCGTAGAGATGCGTGCAGACGGAACTGTAATTTATAGTTCTACAAATAATGCATTAAGAATTGTAGCGGCCAATGAAAAAGTCATAGTTGAAGGCGATGGTGAAGTAGTATATAATGGTAATTTAAAAATGAAAGTTGCAGGTGATTTTGATTTAGAAGTTGGTGGTGATTTTAATGTAAACGTTGTAGGTGATAAAGAAGAAATAATAAAAAGTAATTCAATACAAAGCGTCACTAAAAATAAAACTACAGACATAGGTCAAAACAAAGCTGAAACGGTTTTAGGTACAGATACACAAACAGTCTTAAGTGATAAAAACCAAATAGTTAAAGGTAATTATGAAAACAATGTTCAAGGCATAATTGAATTAGATGCTGGCGGACAATTAGTTATGACAAGTGAACAAAAGATAATTACATCTTCACCAGATATAAACATTACTGCAACAAGTTTAACTGCAGTTGGAAACACTGGAACAATAGGTGGCGATCAAGTAACTTTTTATTCACAAAATATATTCGGCAAATCATCAACTTTTACTAATGGTGTAACTGCACCAACATTTCATGGTGATGTTAAAGGCACAGCTGATAAAGCAGTTGAAGCTCAAAAATCTGGAACAGCAGGAGCTATCGGCGCAAGCGGATCTGCATCAGCTCCAACAAACACTGCAACTGATACTGTTCAAACAGCAAGACCAACATCAACTGAAATAAATTCTGCGTTAGCTAATCCAGAATATGGTGTTAGACAAGTTGAAATAGATACGTTTGATGATTTAAAATTTACAGTTGATAGAAGTAGAAACTATGGCGGAATAACCGTGACTGATTTGAATGCAAAATCTACTCGATCAAAGTTACGTGATCCTAAGACTCTTGCTAATGAAACATTTGTTGGTGAGGTTATATCAGAAGGATTGGTTTCAAAAGATTTTGCAAATACTATTCCACCAAAATTTGGAAAGTCTGTAAGTATTAAAGATAAATCACAAAGAGGAAATGAACCTATGGGACCTTCTAATCCTAAATCGAAAGTATACAACACATAATGGCACGTACACAAGATATATTACCTGATTCTCAATACGATCCAACTTTTCAATCTGAAATAACAGGACGTACACGATTAGCACATAGTATTACACTATCTAAATTTTTAGGTAGTTACAGTGATCCTAGTAGTTTAAATCATTTAGCAACTCCTGATAAACTGTTATTAGCTAAACAATATTACTTACATGCTCAAGTAATGCAATCAATAAATTCATCACCGGGTTTACGAGGTGCAAAAGGTTTTGAAAATTTTAGATTAGTAGTATCTGAAGGTTTTTATAGAGAAGGGCCAAACGAAGATTTAGATGTAACAGATGGTATAAATTACTTAAAAACAAATGGAAGAGCTGTAGTGTATGAATTGATTGGTGATGATGGAGAAATAGCATTTGATAAAACATTCGATCTTGCGGTTTATCTTAAAAATAATATAGATTATGATAAGATAATATTAAACTATGACAGCTACAATACAAATGGTAGATTGCATGTTGATATAGTGCTAATCATGCCTGAAATAATAGCACCATGGAATGTAACATATAATGAAGTTATTGAAACAAGATTTAATAATGCTGTTCAAGCCACAGGTGAATTTTTAGAAGTTGGTGAAGAAGAAACAACAACTTCATCTGCACCACAGCCATTAGATGAATCTAAACCTTATGCAGTTTATGGTACAAGTAATTTTGGAAGTACATCAGACCAAAAAGGTTATTTCTATCCGATTTATTTAGATAGTAGTAAAGTTGGTGAATCATTCCACAAGCACACATTTACAGAATATCCGGAAATAGAATTCTATATGCCTCTATCAAATCAAAATCATGCTAAGTCAGATTATAATGCAAATATATACACACTATATCCTTCTAATGAAGTAAGTACTTCTTCAAGTGGTGGAACTAGTTCCGGCTCATCATCTGCAGGCTTAGGAAATTACTGATGTTTTTATGTATAAATAGAACAAATACTTAAGGAAACAGAATGCCTACAAGAGTTTTTTCGAATGAAGATGGAAATCTTAATAAAAACACTATAGCTGTTTCGCGAAAACGTGTTGATCAAGATATTGATCTATCATTTGCTGCAAAATTTATAGGATTAGATAGTGATGGCATAAATTTACCTGCAGATGTTTTTAAAAAAACAAGTGGAGCCGCTGTAAAACAAGCAGTGAGAAATTTACTATTAACTAATTTTACTGAAAGACCTTTTATGCATAGGTTTGGTGGTAACCTTTCTGCCATGCTGTTTAGATTGAGCACTGAAATAGATGATGTAAATTTAGAGAGTGATATTGCAAGCGCCATTGAAGCGTTTGAACCGAGAGCTCGAGTAATAAATATTACGAGCGTAGTAAGTCCAGATATGCACGAAGTAAGAGTTAAAGTAAATTTTTTAATAGTAGCTACTTTACAACAAGATTCAGTAGAATTAAATTTAACAAGGTTAAGATAAATGGCAACAACAATAACATCAACAGATCTCGATTTCGATAGTATCAAAACACGACTTAAAGATTACTTTAAAAGACAAAGTGAATTTGCTGATTATGATTTTGAAGCTTCTGGTTTAAGTAACATACTAGATGTATTAGCTTACAATACACACTTTAATGGATTGACAACTAACTTTGCACTTAATGAAAGTTTTTTAAATACTGCACAATTAAGAAGTTCTATTATATCTCATGCAGAAGCTTTAGGTTATGTTCCAAGATCTTATGCTTCATCACTAGCTAAACTTGCAATCACCATCACTATAGCAGATGCTGCTAACAGACCGAGCCTTATTACTTTACCAAGAAATACACAATTCACCACTTCAATAGACAGTGTTAGTTATACTTTTCAAACAAGAGAAGCATATACTGCAGTGCCTAATTCGTCAGGAACATACATATTTAAAACATCTCAAGGCTTATCGGATATTCCAATTTATGAAGGAATAGAAAAAACAAAAACATTCTTTGTAGGCGACACAACTGATTCACAGATATATGTCATACCTGATTTAACTATGGATACGACTACAATACGTGTTAGAGTATTTGATGATGCAGGTGGTTCTACCTTTGATACTTACACTAACATTAAAGAGGCAACTAGAATAACTGCTGCTTCCACACATTATCAAATTAAAGAAGTACCTAACGGGTATTATGAAGTAATATTTGGAGATGGTATAAGCACAGGAAAAGCTCCAGAAGCAGGTAATAAAATTGTAATAGATTACTTATCTACAAAAGGACCTGATGCTAACGGAGCAAGTATCTTTTCAACAACAGCACAAGTGAGTGGTGTTAATGTTGTAAGTACTACTACATCGGCTGCAGCTGGTGGATCATTTAGAGAAGGCATAGAATCAATCAGACAAAATGCTCCTTTATATTTTACATCTCAAAGACGAATGGTAACAGCTGAAGATTACACTGCACAAATTTTAACTAATTATGGATCATACATCGATGATGTTACATCTTGGGGCGGAGCAGACAACGATCCTCCTGTTTACGGTAGAGTGTACGTGTCAACAAAATTTAAATCAGATGTTGATGATGCAACTCAGTTAGACGTTAAAACGCGAATCATAAGTGAGTTAACGGATAATTTTGCAGTTGCTAGTATCGATACGGTGTTTATAGATCCACAAACTACATTTTTAGAATTAACTACTACATTTAATTTTGATCCGGATTTAACTAGTAGTACGTCAGGTGCTACACAAGATTTAATACAAACAAACATCAATACATTCTTTGCAAATAACTTAAAAAAATTTGGAAGTGTGTTTAGAAGATCAAATTTATTAACTATTATTGATGATATAGACGAAGCTATATTAAACACAAAAATGACAATAAAAGTTCAACAAAAGTTGATACCATCTGTAGGCATAGCTAAAAATTATAATATAACATTTCCTGTAGCATTGGCTGCATCAAATGATACATTTAAAATTATAACATCTTCAAGATTTATTTTCAATTCAAGAGAATGTACAATTGAAAATAGGCTAAACTCTAATGTTTTACAGATAGTAAACACCGATGGAGTAGTAGCAGTTGATAACATAGGTTCTTACAATACTGTAGCTGGAAGAGTTGATTTAGTTGGATTCAATCCTACAAGTTTTTCAGGAGATGCAATTAAATTCTCAGCCACACCTGCAAATCAAAGTACAATACGACCACTGAGAGCTACTGTTTTAGATATTGATGCTGCAGCTTCAAAGGCATCTGCGGTACTTGACTATCAAGAAACTCAAGTTTCTCTGGGTGGAAGTTCTAATAGCACAACGAGTTCGAGTTACTAATGGCTGAAATTAAATATCATCAAAATCGTAGACCACGTAACTTTATCCATAGAAAAGTACGTGATGCTTTACCTGAATTTTTTACACAAGATTTTCCAAAGCTCGTCACTTTTTTAGAAAAGTATTATGACTACTTAGATTCAGATGATGTTAGTTCCTTTGATAATCAACTAAGACAAATATATCAAACACGTGATACTCAAGAAGTACCTTCAAAGCTTTTAAGTACATTGATATCAGAAATAGCTGCAGGCAACACTGGTGACAACTTCACTGATCCTAATTTTTATGCACAAAGAATACACGAATTACATAGAACTAAAGGTAGTAGGTTTTCAATTGAAGAATTTTTTAGAGCTTTCTTTCAACAAAATGCAGAAGTAGAATATCCAAAGAGAGATATATTTACGGTAGGCCATGATTCTGCTGGACCACTAAGCAGAATTGGTGCAGAATCAAATAAACTTATTAGAAATAATGCGCTATACCAGGTTTATTCTATATTAATAAAAAGCCCATTATCGCAAACCACTTGGATAGAACTATATAAAAAGTTTGTGCATCCTGCAGGGTTTTACATTGCAGGAAGTGTTGTAACAGACACTGAAGCTATAGGAAATGCATCTGCACCATTAGCAAATCTCGATAGTGCATCTAGAGTACTAGAAGGCATTGGAATTGGATCAGCATTTGTACCATTTACACAAATGACTGCACTGCTTGATTCTGATGGAACATCTATCAGAGTAGGCCTTGACCAAAAAATTAGTGTATATCAGTCACTTACTGCTTTACAACTTCAGGGATTTTATAGAAACGTTGAAGAAATCATTACGCCTAATTCATTTACATTTGATGATAGTGGCCAAGGAAAAGACTTTGTTGGTGCATTAGGTGATAGTGCTGAAGCAGCTGCACCAGATTTCTCACTTACTCTTGAGACAATGGATAACGCACAGTTCGATTCATCTTTTAACACATAACGATTATTTTTATGTATAAATAGAACTTATTAGGAAGATTAAATGACTAGACAAAATATTGGTATAGGCAGTTCAGCTAATGACGGTAATGGTGATACATTACGACAAGCCGGAACAAAGATAAATTCAAACTTTGCTGAAGTATATGCATTACTCGGTGGAGGTGATAGTAGTAACTTATCAACACAAATCACTTTAGAAAATGATGCAGTAACATTTGAAGGTTCAAGTGCCAATGATTTTGAAACAAGATTAAAAGCAACAAACGCTACACAGGACAATGTTATTACATTACCAGATTCTACAGGAATTATTACACTTGACAATGCAATTCAGACGTTAACTAACAAAACACTAACAGCACCAATAATCGCATCAATAAAGAATACAGGAACATTAACTCTACCTACATCAACAGATACACTTATAGGAAGAGCCACAACAGATACATTAACTAATAAAACATTATCTTCACCATTAATAAATAATCCGAAAATTGGTACACAAATATCAGATTCAACAGGTAACGAATTAATTAAATTTGTAAAAACTGGAAGTGCAGTAAACGAATTAACAATTGCAAACGGTGCATCAACTACTGGTCCTACACTTTCTGCAACAGGAGGTGGAGCTAATTTAAATATTATAATGGCACCTAAAGGTACAGGTTCGGTAGAATTAAATAAGGCAGCTTTTAGTTCTTCAACTATAACTGCAAACGGTGCGGCAAGTACAGCAGCAACTTTAATAATAGGAAATAAAAGTTCTCAACTAGATGTATCATTAGCTGATGGAACAACAGTAGGTGAATATAAAATTTTTACAAATAAAGGTGCAGGTGCAATGCATGTTACACCTGCAAATTTTGCTCAAGGCACTAAGTTTGTATTAGCACAAAATGATGGTTGTACCTGTATTTGGGATGGAACTAATTGGTTCTTAATAGGTAACCAAGGCGAAGTAACGGTATCATAAGGAATAGAATATGTCAGCAATAATAACAGACTCGTTTAAAAAACAATTCATGCAAAAAATATTTGATGAAGCTTCAGGTTTAACTGCAAGATATTATATAGGTATTGGAAAAAATGATCAATGGAACTCAACCGAAACTGTTCCAACGCCGACAGATACACCTAAAACAATAAGAGAAGCACAAAATGCTTTACAATCCGTAAAAGCTGTAGGCTCAACATCCTTTGTAATACCAAGACACAATTGGAGCTCTGGTAGCGAATATAGCGGTTATGATGACGATTATAGCACAATACCATCAAATACTTATTATGTTCTTACTGAAGATAACCATGTTTATATTTGTTTACAGCAAAGCAAAAGCGGAACTGGTACTATAAATAAATCAACAGTTAAACCTACTGGCACATCACCAAAACCATTTAAAACTTCAGATGGGTACACTTGGAGGTTTTTATATGGATTATCTGGTAGTGATACAGCTGCATTCTTATCGGCTAACTTTATTCCAGTTAAACTTGTAACCACTGCCAGCGATACGTTTGAAATACAACAAAAAGCTGCGCAAGACTCTGCAGATGCAGGTAGAATACTTAATATTGTAGTAGAGAATCAAGGGTCAGGATACACAGGCACTCCTATTGTTACAATAACAGGAAACGGTGGCGCTATAGGTGATAGTGCACAAGCAACTGCAATTGTATCAGGTGAAAAAATTGTTAAGATTGACATGTTAAATGAAAGTGCAGGTTCAGGGAAGAATTTTACAAATGCAACAGTTACAATTTCAAGTGGCGGTGGAAGCGGTGCAACAGCAAGAGCTGTGCTCGGTCCACCTGATGGAATTGGTGCAGATCCAAGAGATGAATTGAAAGCTACATCATTGATGTTTAACTCTAAACCAGCTGGAACAGAAAATGGAGATTTTTTAACAGGAACTAGTCAAGACTACAGACAAGTAATGTTGATTAGAAATCCACGTACTGACTCAGCTAATGGAACAATTCTTACTGCAACTACTGCTAAAGCTTTAAAATATTTACAAGTGGATTCAGCTTTTGGAAATCAATTATCTATTGACGAATTGATTACAAATAGCTTAACACCACCAGCAAAAGCATACGTTAATGAAAAAGTAAATTTTGCTGCCTCTAGTATGAAAGTTTACTATCATCAAACCGACAGTACCGGTTATACACCGTTCTCAGTAGGAGATACTCTTACTGACGAAGGAAGTCAAACCGGAACAATTGCTGTAGTTGCAGATTCAAATGAGTTATACATTAACACTTCTGGAGAAGTTTTATATATAGAAAATAGAGCACCAGTTATTAGAACTTCTACACAAACAGAAGATATTAAAGTAGTAGTTACACTATAATAGGATATTAATATGGCGACAACATTCACAGAAACCAGTTTAGCAACCACATATAAAGATGATTTTCGTGATAGTGATAACTATCATAGAATATTATTCAATACAGGTGTTGGATTACAAGCAAGAGAGTTAACACAACTTCAAACGATATTGCAAAGTCAAATAGAAAGATTTGGTAATAACGTATTTAAAGAAGGTGCTGTAGTAAAACCAGGCGGAGTAAATGTAAATCCTCAATATGAATTTATAAAACTCGATACAACTGATCCATCGCATGTTTTACCAACAGATATAACAACACTTGTAGGTAAAACTGTAACAGGGCAAACTTCATCAATAGTTGCAACAATACTAGAAGTGGTTGCTGCAGTAGGCAGTGATCCTGCAACTCTTTATGTTAAGTACACAAACACAAGTTCAGCTCAAGGCAGCACTGATGTTGTAACACAACGAATGTCTGGTAACGAAGTAATGGATGTGTCAGACGGAACTGATTTAAAAGTAAAACTTTCTACAATAGCAGATCCATCAACTGGAAAAGGAACACAAGTTACGGCTTTAGGCGGTATATATTATGTAAGAGGTAATTTTGTATTAACTCAAGATCAATCTAAGATAATATCAAAATATACTGATATACCAGATACTGATATCGGATTTAAAACAGTTGAAGACGTTGTAACTGCAAGTGATAACAATGCATTATACGATAATCAAGGAAGTGTTCCGAATGTTTCTGCTCCAGGCGCTGATAGATATCGTATAACGCTTACAATAGCTGAACGTAGTGAAATGACATCAAGTGATAACTTTGTTCATGTTGCAACAATTAAAAAAGGTCAGATATATAGTGCAGTTGCCACAACAAATTCATATAATATACCTAATGAACTTATTGCAAAGAGAATAGAAGAGAATTCTGGTGATTATATAGTCAAACCTTTCTCTGCTAGATTTGACTTAGATTCACAAAACACACATTTACTTTTAAATGTTAGTGACGGTGTTGCAGTGGTTAGAGGTTTTAGATCAATTGTAACAAAACCTTCAACCTTTAGAATAACAAAACCAGCTGTAACGACCACTGTAAACAACGAACCAGTGGGTGCAACTCATGGAGCATATGTATTTGTAGATGTGGCACATAGCGGTTTAGGAAAAACAAAAGGTATACCAAACTTCAATCAATTAGAAGAAATGAATTTAAGATCAGCTGTCACGCATGGTGGAAGTACAATTGGTACAGCACGAGTTAAAGCAATAACTAAAAGTGGTACTAATTTAAAAATGCATCTCATAGATATTAATCTTAATTCTGGCGAAGTTTTTAGAGATGTCAAAAGTATAGGCACATCTACTAGTAACTTTTTTAATATTACACTTGAAAACTCTAAAGGTGTACTAAAAGAACCTTATGAAAAATATAATTTTTTCTCATTACCTAATCCAAGGCCTACAGCTCTATCAGATTTAACTTACACAGCTCAAAGAAGATTTCCAACTCTGTCTGCAAATGGTTCGGGTGTAGTAACACTTACGGGATTAACAACAGCTGGAGAAATTTATACACAGACAGGTGATTTTGTTTTTGCAAAGGCAGATAGTGATGTATCGGCAGCTACACCTTCATATTCTTTAACACCTAGTGCTTCAGCACCAACAGGTGGTACTGCAAACTTTGGAACAGCTGCAGATGTTGCAACTATTTCAAGTTCTTCTAATATAGAACTCGCAGCATTTGTAAGTAAAACACAAACAACTCCTAAAACTAAAACATTGACAAATATGACTTTAACAAATACTGTTGAATCAGATGGTGCAGGTTTTAAATTTGTTAATATGAAACGTGCAGATATTTATGAAGTAGATGAAATTGTTAATGCATCTGACAGTAATGAAAGCTATGCAACGAGGTTTATTGTTGACAACGGTCAACGCCCATCACATTATGATGTTGGTAGACTAATATTAAGATCAGGTCAATCGGCGCCGTCTGGAAGTGTTTCTATGAAATACAAATTCTTTGATCCAACTGGCGGTGGAGATTACTTTTCTGTAAATTCGTATGCTGGTCAAGTTGATTATGATAAAATACCTAATTATAATTTAGGTGGAGGCCAGTTAATAAATTTAAGAGATGTCATAGATTTTAGGTCAGTATCAGATTCTGCTGGAAACTTTAATACCAGTGGTGCAACTATGTTAGAAACTCCTCAAGATGGAAGCACTATAACTGCAGATGTTACTTACAATTTAGCTACTCCAGCAAAACTAGTCATAGATAAAAACTCAAAATTAGATTTTGTATTCGGAGCTCCTGGATTTAATCCGATTTTGCCTGTAACTCCAGATGGTAGTTTACCATTATATGATATAATAATGAATCCTGGTGTACTAAATGATTCTGACGTGTCTTTATCAAAATACAATTTTAAAAGATTTACTATGAAAGATATAGGTAAATTAGAAAACAGAGTAGAGAGACTTGAAGAAACAACTACATTAAATTTATTAGAAACTGATACTAAATATTTACAAGTTTTAGATTCTTCTGGAAATGATAGAACTAAGAGTGGCTTTTTTGTAGATGCATTTAAAGATCATCGCGGTGCAGAAATGTCAGTGCCGTATGAATATAGAGCTTCAACTGATTTTACAAATCGAGTAGTAAGGCCTATGACAAGACATGATCAAATACGATTAACATATGATTCAGCATCATCTACTAACACTATAAAAAGAGGTGATAACGTTTATATAAAGTATGATCAAAGTGAATACATAAATCAGACAACAGCAAGTAAAGCTGTTAAAGTTAATCCGTTTTCAGTTACTATATATGAAGGAACAATTACACTGTCACCTTCTTCTGATGAATGGAGAGATGTAGAAAGAGTTCCTGACAAGATAATTCAAGGAGGCACTCTTATTTCACCTATACCCGCTTATCAATTTAATGATCACATCGCAAACTGGGCTGGAAATAGTGGTAAAGATGCTGTTCCTGCAGTTGCAACTGGAGAAACGTTGTTGAATATAGTAAATGATAGAATTATTGAAACTACAACAGCAAATTTTATGAGATCAAGAAAAGTTTATTTTAGAGCTGAAGGTTTAAGACCTAATACACGAGTATTTACTTTCTTAGACGGAGTCAATATTACAAGCTTAACAAACGGTGGCGGCGGTCCTACTTTGTTCCAACATTATTCAGACACAGATTCTGATTTTGGTAATACACTAAGTGATGTAACAATACACCCATCAGGATCTTCAACACTCGTTACAGATGCAAATGGAACAGTTTCTGGATCATTTATAGTGCCAAACAATGATACAACTAGAATACGAACTGGAACTAGAGAATTTAAAGTGTTAGATATAAGTGTAGACAAAGAGACTGATGCTGCAGCAATGGCTTCAACTAACTACACTTCGCAAGGGTTTTTAGACACTAAACAAGCTACATATGAGTCTACTCGAGTCATAGTGCAAACTGGAGGTTTAATATCATATAACGAGGGTGGAGACCATAAATCACCAGTCACTGATGATTGGGGTGTTA